GGCCCTCTACATGGCCGTCGGCGTCGCCCTGGCAGCGGACGACGAGGGCGACATGGGTGACTTCCTGGCGAATCCGGTGATCGTTTGACGTGAAGACCAAGACCGCGAAGAAGCCGGGGCGCATCCGGGCCGCCATCCTGAACTGGCTCGACGTTCCGGGCACGTTGACCGATGCCGATTGGTGGGCGCCGCTGTCGATCCGCTCGGACTCTGGGCAGGCCGTCACGCCGACGACCGCGATGCAGCTGTCCGCGGTGTGGGCGTGCACGCGGCTGATTGCCGAGACGATCAGCACGCTGCCGCTGTCGATGTATGAGCGCACGAGCGCCGGCAAGCGCGTCGCGCGCAATCATGCGCTGCAGTTCGTGATCCACGACCAGCCGAATGTCGACAGTACCGCGGCGGTGTTCTGGGAATCGACGGTCGCGGCGATGCTCCTGCGCGGGAACGCCTACGTCGAGAAGCTGATGGCCGACAGCCGGCTCGTCGGCCTGCAGTTTCTTGCGCCGGGCCGACTGAGCGTCACGCGCGGGCTCGAAGGTCGGAAGGAGTATCGCTACACCGAGGACAACGGTCGCCAGCGCGTCATCCCGCGCGATCGCATCTGGACGATCCCCGGCTTCACGCTCGACGGGAAATGCGGCGTGTCGGTCGTTCAGTACGGCGCGAACGTGTTCGGCGCCGCGCAGGCCGCCGATGTGGCAGCCGGCAAGACCTTCGCCAACGGCCTGATGCAGACGGTCTACTTCAAGATGGAGCGCGTGCTCTCGGAGAAGCAGCGCACCGAGTTCCGCGACAACCTGAAAGAGATCACCGGCGCGATCAACGCCGGCAAGTCGCCGCTGCTCGAGGGCGGCATGGAAGCCGACACGCTCGGCATCAATCCGAACGATGCGCAACTGCTGGAATCGCGCGGATTCTCGGTCGAGGAAATCTGCCGCTGGTTCCGCGTGCCTCCCTTCATGGTCGGGCATTCCGAGAAGTCGACCAGTTGGGGCACCGGCATCGAGCAGCAGATGATCGGTTTCCTGACCTTCACCCTGGCGCCGTGGCTGCGCCGGATCGAGCAGGCGATCAGCAAGGACCTGCTCACGCCGGCCGAGCGGTCGCGCTACTACCCGAAGTTCGCCGTCGAGGGCTTGCTGCGCGCAGACAGCGCGGGCCGCTCGGCGTTCTACACCGCGATGGTCAATAACGGCGTGCTGACGCGCGACGAGGTCCGCGAGCTCGAGGACCGTGAGCCGATGGGCGGCAATGCCGCCGTGCTCACGGTGCAGTCGGCCATGACCACGATCGACAGCATCGGCGCGATGTCCGATGCCGAAACTGCACGCGCGGCGATCCGCGCATTCCTCGGCATCTCCGAAGACCAACCGAAGAAGGATTGACCATGACGACCCGCGAACTCCCGGGCGCGCCTGCCGGCCGCCCGCAGGCCGACGTGCGCCCGCACCTGGCGCCGGCCGCGCTCGATCGATGGGATGCCGGCGTGCGCGCCGCGACCGACGACGAGGATCGCTCGATCAGCGTCTACGACGTCATCGGCTACGACTACTGGACCGGCGAAGGCGTCACCGCGAAACGCATCGCCGGCGCGCTGCGTTCGCTCGGCAAGGGGCCGGTGACGGTCAACATCAACAGCCCCGGCGGCGACCTGTTTGAGGGCATGGCGATCTACAACCTGCTGCGCGAGCACCCGGGCGACGTGACGGTGAAGGTGCTCGGCGTGGCGGCGTCCGCCGCGTCGATCATCGCCATGGCCGGCGACACGGTGCAGATCGCTCGGGCCGGCTTCCTGATGGTGCACAACTGTTGGGTGATGGCGATCGGCAACCGTCACGACCTGCGCGACGTCGCCGCCACGCTCGAACCGTTCGACACGGCGATGGCCGACATCTACGCCGCGCACACCGGCAAGGAGGCCAAGGCCATGGCCAAGCTCATGGACGCGGAGACCTGGATCGGCGGCAGCGCCGCGATCGAGCAGGGCTTCGCCGACGAACTGCTGCCATCCGACCAGATCGCCAGCGACGTCGAAAAGGCGAAGGCCAGCGCGGTGCGTCGGATCGAGGCGGCCATGCGCGCCAGCGGCATGCCGAAGAACGAGGCCGTCCGCCTCATCAGCGACTTCAAGACCAGCCTCCGGGCTGGCGGCGACGCGGGCGATCCCGTCGCGACCGGCGAGGGCGATCCCGTCGACCTGAGCGAGACCGCGGCCATTGCCGCAACCCTCACCAACATCATCGCGAGGTAACACCATGGCCGCCGATGGCGACATCAAGGCAATCAACGAATCCCTGAAGCAGGTCGGCGACCAGCTGAAGGCCCACGCCGAAAAGGCGGACAAGGAGATCAAGGCGCACGCCAAGCTCTCCGAGGAAACCCGCGCCAAGGTCGACGAGCTGCTGACGCAGCAGGGCGAGCTGCGCGCGAACCTGCAGTCCGCCGAGCAGAAGCTCGCCAAGCTCGAGCAGGGCGGCGGCGAACCCGAGCGCCCGCAGTCGATGGGCGAACAGGTCACCGCGAACGAAGGCTTCCAGACCTGGGCGAAGCGCCCGGCCGGCTCGTTCGCGATGGGCGTGCAGGCGAAGATCACGGAAGACGCAGCATCCGCGGGCGAACTGATCCTCCCGGATCGCATCCCGGGCATCCAGCAGCCGGGCCTGCGTCGCCTGACCATCCGCGACCTGATCGCATGGGGTCGCACGACCTCGAGCTCGGTCGAGTTCGCGCGCGAGCTGGTCTTCACGAACAACGCCGCCCCGGTGTCCGAGAATCCGTCGGCCGGCAAGCCGGAATCGAACATCACGTTCGAAGCCGCGCAGGCCCCGATCGTGACGATCGCGCACTGGATCCATGCCTCGAAGCAGGTGCTCGCGGACGTGCCGCAGCTGCAGTCGTACATCGACGGCCGCCTGCGCTTCGGCCTGAAGCTGGCCGAGGAGAACCAGCTGCTGAACGGCAGTGGCGTCGGCCTGAACCTCGACGGTATCTACACGCAGGCAACCGCGTACTCGAACCCGGGCGTCACCGTCCAGGCCGAGACGCGCATCGACCGCCTGCGTCTGGCGCTCCTGCAGGTCGAGCTCTCCGAGTACTGGGCCGACGGTATCGTCATCAGCCCGATCGACTGGGCGGCGATCGAGCTCACGAAGACCGAGGACAACGCCTACCTGTTCGCGAACCCGCGCTCGGTGAACCTTCCGGGTCTGTGGGGCCGCAACGTGGTCCCGACGCAGGCGATGGCGGCCGACGACTTCCTCGTCGGTGCGTTCGGCGGCGGCCTGGCGGTGCAGGGATGGGATCGCGAGGACGTCAACGTCGTGATCTCGCTCGAGGACCGCGACAACTTCATCAAGAACATGGCGACCATCCGCTGCGAAGAGCGGATCGGTCTCACGGTCTACCGGCCGGCCGCGTTCGTGAAGGGCGGCTTCGACGACCTGAGCTGATCCGGCCGAACCAGTGTAACCACCTGAAAGGGCGGCTTCGGCCGCCCTTTCTCTTTGGAGCCGAGCATGATCGTCACCGCACTTTCCACGTTCAACCACTGTGGCGTCACCTACAAGCGGGGTGACACACCGAACATCACGAGCACCGCGGCGCGCGCGCTGCGCGAGAAGGGCCTCGTCAGCTTCTCCGGCCTCCCGGCCGATGAACACCCTCCCCAGGCCGGTGGGACGGATTCACCGTCGTCTGCATCGCTTCCGGCCCAAGCTGCACCGCAGACGACGTCGAGCGAATCCGACGCTGGCGATTCGGAGCCGGCGAAGGGCAAGCGCAAGAAGGCGAAGGACGATCCGGAGGAACCGGCCGGCGAGCCGTAGTCGTCACGAACACGATGTTCAAGGCCGCCCCTTGGGCCGATGCGCTGTATGCGATCGACCCGCCGTGGTGGAAGGTCTACGGGCAGGACGTCATCGAATCGTTCCGTGGCCTTCGCTTCAGCGGCCGGAAGCAGCACGGATTCGCGCAGGCGAGTCCGTTCCAGACGTTCAGCAACTCGGGAGCCGCGGCGATCGCGCTGTCGGCCTGGATGGGTGCTCGCCGCATCGTCCTGGCAGGCTATGACTGCCAGCGAACAGGCGGCAAGTCGCATTCGCACGGCGACCACCCGCCGAGCCTCGGCAACGCGAAGAGCATGCCGCAGTGGTTCGAGCGATTCGCACAGTGCTCGCGGCAAATGCGCGCGCTCGGGGTCGAGGTCATCAACGCGTCGCGCGCCACTGCGCTGACGTGCTTTCCACGTGGAACCTTGGAGGAACAGCTTGAACAGGCTGCCACCGAATAGCGTGCGCGGGCAGGTCCGCGCGTGGATCGAGAAGCACGCAGCCGGCCTCGGCGATGACGTGCTCGAGGTCGGCTCGCGCATGCACACGCCGGACGCCTGGTGGGTCGTGAATCGCGACCTCGCCCGCGGCCAGTGGACAGGCATCGACATGCAGCCGGGCCCGAACGTCGACGTCGTCGCGGATCTGCACGACCCGCCCGACGAGTGGATCGGCCGGTTCTCCGGTGTCGTCCTGTCCGAAGTCCTCGAGCATGTACGCAACCCGTGGACCGCTCTCGTGCGGCTGCGCGCGCTGATGCAGCCCGGCGCGCTGCTGATCGTGACGGTCCCGTTCTGCTTCCCGCGGCACGCGTTCCCCGATGACTTCTACCGGCTCACGGAGTCGGGCCTGCGCGCCGTGCTCGAGGAGTCCGGCTACAGGGACGTCGCGACGGCGAACAGCGGTCCGAACGTCGCGTTCGCGCTGAACGACCACGGCGAGCGCGGATTGATCCGCCGGCAGGAGCCGCTGCACACCTTCGCGGTCGCGCGCGCATGACGCTGCAGGTACTCACGACCACGGGCGGTCGGCCCGAGGCCTTCGCCCTGTGCGTCGAGTACATGCGCCGGCAGACGTACACCGAGCCCGTGCGCTGGGTGATCGTCGACGACGGCGAGCCGGGCATCGATGCGCCGACCATGCCGGCGACCTGGAAGGTCGAGGTGATGCGCACGCGGCCGGTGTGGCAGCCCGGCCAGAACACGCAGGCGCGGAACCTGCGCGCCGGCCTGCTGGCGATCGACGGCGAGGTCCCGCTGGTGATCGTGGAGGACGACGACTGGTATTCTCCGGCGTGGCTTCAGACCTGCGCGGATGCGCTCACGCACTGCGAACTGTTCGGTGAGGCCGGCGCGCGGTACTACCACGTCCGCCGGCGCGTCGCGCGGAACATGGGCAACGTCGCGCACGCGAGCCTGTGCAGCACGGCGACGCGCGGGCGCGCGACCCAGGCACTATTCGATATCGCGGCACGGCATGCCTCTGGCATCGACATGCGGCTCTGGCGCGAGTGCCGCGTGCCGGCGTTTCTGACGGTCGCGACGCACGTCGTTGGCATCAAGGGAATGCCGGGTCGCGGCGGCATCGGAGTCGGGCACCGGGAAACGTTCGCCGGCGACCGAGACGACGGACTTTCGAAGCTGCGGGCATGGATCGGCGATGACGCGGAGCGCTACGCATGCTTCAAGTCCTGACGACAACTGGCGTTCGTCCAGAGGCTTTCGCGATCTGCGCGCGCTGGATGGCGCGCCAGACCTACACCGGCGACGTGCGGTGGATCGTGGTCGACGACGGCGCCGAGGCGACGCCGATGCCGGCGATGCCGCCGAACTGGCGAATCGACGTGCTGCGACCGGAACCCTTCTGGCGCGACGGTGACCGAACGCAGCCGAGGAATTTCGTCGCGGGACTGGATGCGGCCGAGCCCGTGCCTGTCGTCGTGGTCGAGGATGACGACTGGTATGCCGCGGACTACCTCGAGGTCTGCGCCGCGCGCCTGCGCGAGCACGATCTCGTCGGCGTCGGGCCGCAGCGGTGGGCGAACGTGCGGCTGCAGCGTGTCGGTGCGTACCGGGCTGCGTGGCCGTGGACGTCGTCGATGGCGTTCAACGGCCGCGTGATCGAGCACCTGCGCGCGATCGCCGCGAGCCGCGAGGCCTACGTCGACCGCGACGGGTGGGAGCTGTACGCGGGGCGAAAGCGCTATTTCCCCGACGGCCGCGTGGTCGGCATCAAGGGTCTGCCGGGACGCGGCGGCTACATGCCGTGCCACCACCAGCCACAGGGTTCGCGCGACCCAGGGCTGCGCATGCTCGAACGCTGGATCGGAAACGACGTGGAGGCTTACCGTGAGTTTCGTTGACCTCGCCACCGTGAAGGCCTGGCTGCGCGTCATCCATTCGGCCGACGACACCATGCTGCAGCAGCTGCTCGACGGCGCCGAGGACGAGGCGCTGCGGTTCCTCAATCGCACGCAGCCGCCGACGTTGCCCGTCGACTACCCGAGCGAGTGCGAAAGCGAGCAGGTTCCGAGCAGCGACGATCCGATCGCGCCGTCGTTCAAGAAGGCCGTCTGCATCCTCGTGCAGGCCGCCTACGAGCAGACGGACCCCGACAAGGCCGAGCGCATGCGCCGCAACGCCGAGACCGTCCTGATGCCGTACCGGCGCGGGCTGGGGGTCTGATGGACGCGCAGCGCTACCGCCACCGCGTGAACATCCAGGAGAAGGTCGCGGGCCCACAGAACCCGCGCACCGGCGCCGTGCCCTACACCTGGGAAACGGTGTGGCTCGACAGCGATACGCCGCTCAACGAGGTGCCGGCCGAAGTCCTGACCGGGCGCGGCCGCGAGTTCTACGCCGCCGACGCGAAGCAGGCCGAGACGACAGCGCGCATCCAGATGCCGTGGTTCCCCGGCCTGCTGCCGACGTGGCGCATCCTGTGGGATGGCAAGGTGTTCGACATCACCGGCATCGAGACAGACGCCACTGCGCGCAGGCAGTACCGCATCACCTGCAAGGACGGGCTCACTGATGGCAGTTGAAACCGTATCGGTGCAAGGCTTGGCGGGCGTCCTCGATGCGCTGCGCAAGCTGCCGCCCGAGATCGTCTCGAAAGCCGGCGGCCCCGTGAAGCTGGCACTGAAGAAGGCCGCCGAGGTCCTCCGCGACGAGGCGAAGCGCAATGTGCAACGCATCGTCGACACACCGAACAAGAGCGGCAAGAACGAAAGCACCGGCCTGCTGATGAAGTCGATCCAGGCGAAGCGCAGCCGCATGCGCGGTGGCGAGCGCGGCGAGGCCTTCGTCGTCGGCATCAAGCGCGGACAGAGATACCCGCAGGGCCGACAAGGCAGGAAAGGCGGCATCACGGCCGTGCAGGTCGGGCGACTGCTGGAGTACGGCACAGAGCGCCGGCAGCCGATGCCATGGCTGCGACCGGCGTTCGATGCGAAGAAGGGCGCCGCGGTGCAGACGTTCGTCGCGGAGATGCGCGCGCGAACGCAGAAGGTGATCGACCGTGTCGAGCGCGAGGCGAGGGCGAAGGGATGAACCTGCCGAGCCTGTTCCCGCTGATTGCCGCGGACCCGTCCGTGACGGCGTTCATCGGCACGTCGCCGGTGCGGTTCTACCCGCACGGCACCGCGCCGCAGGGCGTCGTCGCACCGTACCTGACGCAGTTCGCCTCGACGATCCTGCCGATCAACACGCTGGACCGTGGCGCCGCTCGCGCGGACTCGACGCTCGTCCAGGTGTCGTGCTGGTCGGACAACGGCGGCGACGCCGTCGACGAACTGCGCGACCTCGCCGCCGCGGCGCGCCGGTGCATCGAGCGCGCGCACCACGTCGAGGCCGTGCGCGACATGCGCAAGGACATCGAGACCGGCCGCTACCGCATTGACTTCGACGTGCGCGTGTTCGTGCACCGCGAGGATGACGCCTCGAGTAGCGACTCGATCAGCAGCTCGAGCACCTGACGAGACCAGAAACACGGATCACGAAGGCCCGCCATGCGCGGGCCTTCTGCGTTTTGGCCGAGCGCTCGGCCATATACCGGCGGACTCCCCGCCAACATCGATGAGGAAAGTGTCATGACCGAAGGCGTAATCGAAACCAAGGACACCCGGCTCTGCTTCGGCTATTCGCCGGGTGCATCGTCGTCCGATCCGGACGGCACCATCGTTCTGCAGGTCGCGTGCCCGACCGGCATCCCCGACCTCACCTCCGGCGCGCGGCCGAAGCAGGACATGACCTGCCTCTCGTCGCCGGTGCGCGAGTACTTCAGCGGCCTCGCCGATCCCGGCGAACTGGCGATCCCGATCAACTTCATCCCGCGCAGCGAGTCGCATCAGGCGCTCATCGCGGCGAAGGAGCAGGGGGCCAACCTTGTCATGCCGTGGATGGTCGTGTTCAGCGACCAGGCCGCGCTGCCCGTCAGCGTCGACAGCGATGGCAATCTGCTGTCGCCCGGCTCGACGACCGTCGGGTTCCGCGGCTATGTCTCGAACTTCGCCATCAACGCCCAGGTGGGCGACATCTGGCGCGGCACCGTGACGATCCAGGTCAACAGCGAGCTGGCCTGGGATCTGCCGGCTGCCGACCTGCCGTAACCGGCTCAACGGCGTCCACCTCTCCACTCAACCGTCCGGGCGGCGCGCGGCTCTGCGCGTTCGCCGTGCGTATCCGCGCGTCGTTCCGGGCGACCATTGAAAGGCAACGGCGATGGAACTAATCAAGAAAACCCTGAAGCACAAGGGCACCGAGACCACGGTGTATTTCCGCGAACTCACGGCTGGCGAGCAGCTGTCCCTCGTGAAGGGCCAGACGTACCGCGGCAATGCGAAGTCGGGCAACGTCGAGATCGATGTCGGCGAGAACGTCGAGTCGCAACAGCGGCTCGTGCTGATGACGCTCGTTGACGAGAACGGCAACCAGGTCTATGCGCACATCAAGCAGCTTCATGCCGAGCCCGCGAGCAAGATCATCGCGCTCGGCAAGCTCGCCGAAGAGGCGCAGAGGGCCGATGTCGACGATGCGGGCGACGCGTTGCCCGCCGGAGAAGCCGAGGGAAACGGCTGACGGCTGATCCGTTCCTTCGCACGCTCGTGCGGCTCTCGGTGCTCTACCGGGAGCCGCTCGCGCGCGTCATGGATTGGCCGGTGTCCCATGTGCGCCTGATCGCGACGTACCTGTCGCGCGAGCCGGCGCCTGATGAACGCATCGAGCTGGCGCTCGCGCAGATCGCAACGATGTACGCCAACTCGCACCGGCCGAAAGATCGACCGCCGGCAAAGCTCGTCGACTTCCTTCCAGCGCGCGACGCCTGGAAGGCCGCTCCCGCCATAACGCCGTCATCGGATCGCTACAGCGAATCCGACCGGCTGATGTTGTCCGCCCTGATGAATCGGAGTCCTCCCCGGTGATTATCTCGATCGCGCTTCGTGCCCTCACCGGCACGTTCATCACGGATATGGGCCGCGCGGAGAAGGAGACCGCGCGCGCCGCGAAGAAGATGCAGAAGGACCTCGAGGAGGCCGGCAAGGTCATCGGAACGGCACTGGCCGCCGTGACCACGGCAACCGCTGCGCTGGTCAAGAGCGCCATCGACAACATGGACCGCCTCGACGAAGCTGCGCAGCGCGTGGGCGTGTCGGCGAAACAGCTCTCGACGCTTGAGTACGCGGCCAAGCGCGGTGCGGTGTCGTCCGAGCAGCTGGAAGCGGCGCTCGGCAAGCTGGCGAAGTCGGCCAGCGACACGGCTGCCGGCACGGGCACCGCGGCGAAGGGATTCGAGCATCTCGGCATCTCCGTCAAGAACACGGACGGCACGCTGAAGTCGACGGAGCAGCTGCTCAAGGAGGCCGCGACTGAATTTGCCAAGTACGAGGACAGCGCGCAGAAAACAGCCGTTGCCATGGCGATTTTCGGAAAGTCCGGCAAGGACATGCTGCCGTTCCTGAACCAAGGCGCGGATGGGATGCGGGAACTTCAGGACCGCGCAAAGGCGCTTGGTCTTGAAATCTCCGATGCGGCAGCGGCGCAGGCCGGCGACTTCAACGACGCCATGGGCGACATGGCTGATCTCGTGCGCGGCGTTGGCAACGACATCGCGCAAGCCTTGCTGCCGAAGCTGACGCAGATCGCCGAGGCGTTCGTCGATGCCGGGGTAGGAGCGCGGGAAGGCGGGAACAACTTCGAGTGGCTTGGCACGGTGGCGGAGTACGTCGCCAAGACGTTCACCGTGCTGAAGGCGGTGATCGAAGGGCTGACGAACCTCGTTGCGGCCACGTTCGACAGCATCGTCGGCGTTGGGCAGGTGGCAGCCGGCGCCGTCGGCGGCGTGGTCGAGGGAATCAAGGGTTCGCTCAAGCAGTTGACGGGAGACTTTGCCGGCGCGAACGAATCGTTCATGAAGATGCGCGGGAACTTCGCCGAGGGTTGGACCGAGGGCGCAAAGACGATCTCGACCGCATGGTCGACGGCAACGGATGGCATCGAAGTCGCGCTTGCCGGCATGAACGCTACGCTCGACGCGATCGACAAGCCGATCGAGAAGGCCGCCGGCAGCACGGAGACGCTGCGCAAGAACATGCAGGCATTCGCTGACGAAGGCGCGATGGCGGCTGCCGCAAAGGCCGCCGATGGGCTGGAGTCCGCGATTCGGAAGATCGTTGACATCACCTCGCAGCTTACCGCCGTCGATCCGGTAGACCAGGCGTGGGCAGATTACGAAAAGACGATGCGCGACATCGCTGATGCCGCGGCAAAGGCCGAGGCCGAGAACGCAAAGCTTGGCGCGCGTGGAATTGAGCAGGCAGAAATCCTGCGCATGGTTGACGATGCGGAGAACGCGGCTGCTGATGCGCGCGAGCGAACCATTGCGGCCATCGAGCGCGAGCGCGACGTAACGGGCCAGTACGTCGCGCAGCTCGCACAGGAGGCGCGACTTCTCGGCATGACGGCTGCGCAGGTGAAGGTTGAGACCGTCGCCCAGAACGCGCTTGCCGAGGCTAAGCGCCAGAACGTGAAGGTAGACGAGGAGCGCATCCGCCAAGCTGCCCGCTTGAACGCTGCTCTTGAAAGCGCCATGCAGTTTCAGGGCAAATCGCCCTTGCTCGAAATGATCGACCAGGCAAAGGAGTTCGGCGAGGCGCTCAAGCTGGCGACCGACCCCGAGCACATCAAGGCGCTCGAAACCGCCATCGACGGCCTGAACACGCAGATCAAGTCCGACACCATCGGTAGTTTCAAGGCCCTACTCGGCGCCGCGCAGACTTTCACGGAGAAGGGAAGTAGCAGTTTCCGAGCGATCGAGAAGGGGATGGCGGCGCTGTCGATCGTGCAAGACATCCTTGCGCTCAAGTCTGCCGTGACGGCGGTGCTGACGCAGGGTCAGGGAGATCCGTACTCGGCATGGGCGCGCATGGCCGCGATGGCCGCCGCAGTCGCCCCGCTGCTGGCGAGCATCGGCGTCGCGATGTCGGCGTTCGGCGGCAGCGGAGGCCCTTCCGCGCAGTCCGCCGAGGTGCGCCAAGCGGCGCAGGGCACCGGCTCCGTGCTCGGCGACGCCGAGGCGAAGTCGGAGTCGATCGCCAACGCGGTCGAGATCACGGCCAACGCGACGCAGCAGCTTGTCGCGATCAATCGCGGGATGCTCAATGCCCTGCATGCGCTGCAGGACGCGCTTGGCGCGGCTGCAGGGTTGCTCGCGCGCGGTGCGGGCGACGCCGACTTCCCCGGCATCAGCCAGGGCTTCAACCTCGACATCGGCGGCAAGGACCCGCTGACCCGAGGCCTAAGCAACTTCCTGTTCGGTGGTCGCCGCAAGCTGATTGATCAGGGCATCATCATTGCCGGCGGCGCGCTGAACGACATGCTGAACGAAATCGTGGTCGGCGCGTACCAGACGATCCGCACAAGCGGCGGCATTTTCGGCGGTGGCGGAACGCGCGACAACATCGTCGACGTGTCCGACGAATTCGGCCGGCAGTTCCAGCTCGTGATGCAGTCCATCGCTGACACCGTGCGCGAGGGCGCGCTGGCGCTCGGCATCCTGCCGGCGGAGATCGAGGCGGCGATGGCCGCATTTCGGGTCGAGGAAATCCGGATCAGCCTGAAGGGGCTGTCTGCCGAGGACCAGCAGAAGGAAATTGAGGCAGTCTTCAGCCGCATCTTCGACGGGCTGGCCGGTGCGGTCGTGCCGTGGGTCGAGCAGTTCCAGCAGATCGGCGAGGGCATCGGCGAGACATTGGTGCGCGTCGCCACTGGCGTCCAAGTCACGCAGGAGGCCGTGCGCTACCTCGGCTTTGCGCTCGACGAGACGGACCCGGAGCGGTTCGCGCAGGTCAGCGAGGGCTTGCTGGCGATGGTCGGCGGCATCGACGCGATGATTGAGGGAATGACTGCGTTCATGGGCGCGTTCGCCCCGGCGAACCATATGCTGCAAGTCGCCGCCGACTCGATCACCTCGGCGTTCGAGCAGGCCGGGATGTCGGTGCCGGCGACGCGCGATGCGATGTTCGCTCTGATGCAGACGTTCGACGCGACGACGGAGGAAGGTCGCGAGCAGATCGCAACGCTGATCCGTCTTGCCAGTGTGGCCGCCGAGTACTACGACTTGCTCGACAAGGCAGAAAGGCGCGGCTGGACTACGCGATCAAGGCATCCGAGCTGATGGCCGAACTCGGGCAGGGCGGCGGATTCATCGCCGGCCGCGCTGAGATCGAGAAGTGGACGACGGACACGATCCGTTCGCTGAACGACCTTGCGCGTGCCGCGGGGCGCGCGGGCGCATCCGAGCAGGACCTTGTGAACGTCCATGCCGTCGCTGCGCAGCGCATCGCGGCACTGATCGCCAAGCTCAAGGACGAATCGCGCGACCTTGCTGCCACGCTCGGCTACATCACGGGCGGCAGCGGAGACACGATCGAATCCCTGAACGCGCAGATCGCATCGCTTTCCGGCGCCAGCGGGGATGCTGCCGATGCGATCGGGCAGGCCATCGACGGCATGCGCGAGAAGATGAACCTGCTGCTCGGCGACCTCTCCCCGTTCAACGACCAGCGCAAGCTCGAACTCGCGTTGCAGGGATTGCGCGAAGGCACGGTCGACCCGCAGCAGGTGCTGGAGATCGGCCGGCGCCTGTACGCCAGCACGTCGAACTACACCAACCTGTTCAATCAGGTCATGGGCATGGCGAACTTCCGTTCGACGACGCCGGGCGGGAATGTCGGCAGCTCTGGCGATGGCCGATCGCTCGACGAACTCATCGCCGCGCGTGATGCGCTGGTGGCTGCGCAACGGCCTGAGATTGCCGACCAGCTCGCGCGCCGGCTCGCAGAGTTGTCCTACGCCACGGGCGACAGCTTCGCCGAACTCGCCGAGTCGATGGGCTGGACGTTGGGCCAGCTTGGCGCCGACCTGTCGCTCACCGACGAGAAGCTGCAGGCGTACCTGGAATCGCTGGTCGCGCAATTCGAGGCGCAGGACTGGTCGGCAATCAGCGAATCGTTCGACGACTCGATCACCACTAACACGGATCGCATCGTGGACGCAATCGAGGGGCGGACTGCATCGCTCAGCGAGCAGATGGAATCGACCACGATCGTTGCCGAGAAGCTCGAATCCATTGCTGTGCGCATCGACTCGCTGGCGAGCACAATCGTGTCGAGTGACAGGCAGACCGACGCAACGCTCGGCGGCGCGCTGTCGGGGATGGCGCAGGAAACGCGAGAGCTGAACCTGGAGATCAGGGCCAGCGGAGGCCGGCGTGTCGCTTGGGTACTTGAGAGATGAAGTACCAGCGCATCCTTGCCCTTACGATCAATCCGGGTCTAGCGATTGTTGGCATCCTGCCGCCTGTTGGCTATGGCGTTTCCTACAGCGCTACGCTGGTTGGATACGGCGGAATCGAGCCGTACCAGTGGGCGCTCGTATCCGGCTTCCTGCCTGCCGGCCTTTCGTTCGGCGTGGACAGCAACGGCGATTTCGTGCTGTCCGGCACGACCTCGGCCGTGGGCCTGTACCCGATCACTGTCATTCTGCGCGACTCGTCGGGCAAGTCGGTCACGCGGCAATTCAAGCTGCGGGTTGTCGCGGAACCGCTGGTCATCGCGGGCAGCGCGCCGGATGGCGACGTGGGTGTCCCCTACAGCTACACCTACACCGTCTCGGGCGGCGTGCAGCCGTACATGTTCGGGCTCATCAGCAGCTACCTTCCGGACGGGCTCTACATCACATCCGGGCCTGGCGCCGATGAAGTCACGATCGAAGGCACGCCGACCGTCAGCGCAGTCAATCACTCGTTCACCATCGGCGTGTGGGACGCGCAGACGCCTACGGCTGCGTACGCGCAGATCACGGACACGATCAGCATCGTTTCTGTCTCGTATCACATCATGACCGAGGTCGGTGACGCCATCGCTGCCGAGTCCGGCGACCTTCTGAGGACTGAATAAATGGCCGACGTAAAAATCTCCGAACTCCCATCTGCCGATCCTCTGGACGGCGATGAGCTGGTGCCAGTCGTGCAGGATGGCGTCACTGTTAAAACGACACTGGCAGACGTCGCTGCACTCGCCGGTGGAGGTGGCGGTGCGAACGTTTGGTATTCGGAAACGCCTGGATCGCACACGTGGACGAAGCCCGATGGGGCATCCTATGTCTATGTGCGCTTGCTCGGAGGTGGCGGCGGCGGCGCCAGTGGCAGCCGCGGCAGCGGGGCAAATGGAGTAGGCGGCGGCGGCGGCGGCGCGATGATTGAGGGCTGGCTGCCGGCGTCTGCGCTAGGGGCGACGGAGTCCGTCACGATTGGCGCGGGCGGCGCGGGCGGCGCCGCACTCACGTCAGGCGATCTGCCTAACGCTGGCGCTGACGGCGGCGACACCACGTTTTCCACATTGATTGCGTATGGAGGCAATGGCGTTGGCGCGGGATATCACTCCGTTGGCGCCGGTGGGGCAGGCGCGGGAGGCCGCGCGATCGGTTCGACGGGAGGAACTTTTGGCGGAGGGAATTCCGGGGGGTACAACAATTCCGGAGAGTCTGGCACCCATGCAAAAAACCCGTTGGGCGGCGCGGCCGGAGGCGCGGGCGGCAGTGATTCTGGTTACGACGGCAGCAGGGGTGGTCAGGCGATGTACGGCGGCGGCGGCGGCGGCGGCGGCGGCGGACACAGCGGAGCCACTGGCCGCGCTGGAGGTCAAGGCGGGGCCACGATATCCGACTGGACTCGACCGGCGGCCGGAACCGCTGGCAATGGGTCGACTCCGGGCGGTGCGGGCGGAGACGGGCAGAGCATCCTGTATGCCGGAGGCCGTGGCGGTGGTGGCGGAGGCGGTGGTTCGAACTCCACGGTCGGAGGTCGCGGCGGCGATGGCGGTCTCGGTGCTGGCGGCGGCGGCGGCGGTAGCGGAGTGAACTCGGGTCGTGGCGGCAATGGCGGCAATGGCTTCGCGTTGATCATTACGCTGTGAGCGGCCTTCGCTACTCCACATTCGACCCCGCCGCGCTCGGGCCGTTGCTCGCGCTCGAATCCGCGAACACCATCGTCCTGCCGACGGCGACCAGCGACATCGACCGCACGGCGCGCGCCCTGTACGGCAAGAGCGAGTTTCAATGGTTCGCCGAGTTCGCGGCGTGGGGAGACGATGACATCAGTGATGCGGTTTCGTTCGGACTCGTGACCGAAGATGCGAGCCTATCGACCTACGTAGGCGGCGACGCGGACGGATACGGCTACCGCGTCGCCGATGGGGAAATCCACAACGCAGGCGCGAGCGTGCAGGCGGTCACTGCCGGCGGACCCGGCGATATCGTCGGCGTGTGGCTCAACATCGTCGATGGCGTGGCGCAGGTCACGTGGTTTCTCAACGGCATCGCGCTGCACACTCTGACATTGCCGAGCACCGGACCCTGGTATCTGGCGGCCACAACGTCTGCACCGCGAAGCGACATCATCAAGGCGTGGATCAATACCGGCCAGCGCGCGTTCGAGTTCCCGGTCGCTGGCGCTGAAGGATGGTTCGAGTACCCGCCCGAAGTTCCGACGATCCGCGTCAGCACGCGCGACTTGATCCTGCCGCCAGACGATCCGATCCCGAACGCCGTCTACGAGGGCCGGCTGCGCGACGACAACATCGAGATTGTCCAGTCGCTTGCCTTCTGGCCGGACGGCCGCAGCCAGACGCAAGGCAGCGCGGTCAACATCACGATCGCGAACGGCGACGGCGCGCTCGACGGTTTGCTCGACTTCGACCTGCGCGATTTGCCGGTGACGCTCGAATGGATCGAGCAAGGGCAATCCATCCTGTCAGCCGATCACGTCGCAGACATGATCGTGGACGACCTGCAGGTGCTCGACGACGGCGCGCTGCGCCTGCGCCTTTCGTCCGCCATGTCCGTGCTCGACGCCCCGCTGCAGAACATGATCTTCCCTCCATCCGCCGATCCCGTCGTCGCCGGCAAGCCGTGGCCGATCCTCGAAGGCGCCGCGCGCAGCGTCACGCCGGTGCTTGTCGACCCGGTGAACCGCATCTACGCGCTCAGCGATCGCGCAATCGTCGGGTGGGGCTACATCCGCGACATGGGGGCGCCGCTCGATCCCAATGACATCCCGCCGGGATATGTCATCAGCGACGACTTCCGCGGCGTCGTCCTCGAAACAGAACCGGTCGGAAAGCTGACGGCGGACGCATCCAGCACGGGCGGCGGCACTCTGCCGAGCCTGGCGGATGACATCTGGCTAGGTTACGGCAGGCCGTTCGCGGAGGACAGCAACGGCGACTTGATCGGGTTCGATGATGTTGTGGACGCCGCCTATCTAGCAATCGGCAGGCTCCTGTTCACATCCTCCAGTCTCGCCGGCGTCGGTCGCGTCGCGCTCACGTCCGCGCAGATGGATGAGGGCAGGCACTATCGTTACCGCGTCGTCGTCCAGTACATCGCGCCGCCCCACTCGTTCGGGCAGCCCTACGTCGCATTGACCACGGCCGGCGGAATCCCGCTGGTCTCGTGGACGACTTCGGGCACGTACGAGGGCGTCATCACTGCCTCGGCCAACATCGTTCCCCGGCTCGTGTTCGGAACCGCTCTTCATGGCACGCAGGCGATCATCCGCGAGGCGTACATCCTCGAAATCCCCGACACCTACACGCCGTCTAACATCAACGCGATCACCCTGACCGACTTCGTGCGCTCGATCGTCGAGGACCGCGCCGGCCTTCCTGCATCGGCGTGGTCGCGCGACGACACCGAGGCCATCGACGCAGCCACCGGATACGCCGGTATCGGGTTCTACGCATCGGAGCCGACGACAGTCCGCGCCGCGCTGGAATCCGTGCTGAACTCCTACTGCGCATGCGCGTGGGTCGACAGCGACGGCGTGCTGCGATTCACCCGCCTGACGCCACCGGAGGATGAGATCGCTGTCGGAGAGATCACCGCGGCCGACATGCTGACCGAGCCACAGGTGCGCCCCGATCTCGCGCCAGCACTGTCCACGCAGATGCGCTACCGGAAGAACTGGACCGTGCTCGGCGAAGGCGACTTCGTGTCCGACTTCGTGACCGTCCCGCTGGCCGTTCGCAGCGCGCTGTCGCAGCCGTTCCAAGGCATCGCCGCCAGCGCACAGCCGCTCAGCGGCACGTACTCGCAGGCCGTCAATGCCGAGCCCGCGGAAGTGTTGCTCGACGTTGGCGAGGACGCACAGGCAGAGGTCGATCACGTCGCCGGCTACTACGGCACATTGCGCAAGGTCTACACGTTCGAGGTCTCGGCGGAGCTTCCGGTGAAGCTCGGCGAGGTCTGGACCCTGACCTACCCGCGCTACGGACTGGACGCCGGGAAGAACCTGCTTGTGTCGGGCCTGTCGCGCCGCCTCGGCTCAGAAACGATCTTGCTAACGCTCAGAGGATGACATGCTGATTTCCTACTCCCGCCCCGAGTCGATCGCATGGTCCCTGACCGGAGCCGGCGCCGCATTCCTGACCGATGAGGACAGGCTGACCAACGGACGCCCCGAATCCGGCACGCGCATCCAATGGCTATCAGGAGCGCAGACGACCGCCTCCGTGCTCGCCCTGCGCGGCATCTGGCCGAGCGCCACCACGATCCGCCTGTGCGGTCTCGTTGGCCTGACGCTGCCCGTGGGAACGAAGATCGTGTGCGGCCTACGCCGGCCTGCCGACTCGGGCTACAACTACCATCCCGCCGAGTGCCGCGTCGTGCAGCGCATCGACGGCGTGCGCGTCGCGTGGTTCCCGTTCGACGCCGACCTCGACCCCTGCATCGGCGTCGAGTTCGCCGTCTACAACGACGTGAACGGCTCGGCCAGCATCGAGGCCGACTCGACGTTCAGCGTCGGCGAGGCGTGGATCGGCGAGGGTGAAGCTTGGTGCATCCGGCCGCAGTACGAATCGAGCCGGGCGGACCTGTCGCGGCTGGTGAAGTCGATCGGCGGCCAGCCGTTCCCCGTTCGACGCAGGGCAGAGGCGCTGTCGCAACTTGAGTTCACGCCGCAGGTCTACACCGACGCCTACGCGCGCACAGGAAGTCTCGCCGATCTGCGCGAACGGATGCTGGCCTATGAGCCGGTCGTCGTCGTGCCGATCACCGGAGAGCCGTTCTCGCGCGCGCCCATCACGCAGGCCAACGTCGAGCGCCATGCTGAGTTCGGCTACTGCTCGACGCCTGGTCCGATCGTCGGCGACGCGCCGCGGTTCGTGATGTCGGCCAGCTTCACCGCGCCGCCCGCGCTGCTGCCGATCGAAGTCGCGACCGACTCTTCGGGCTCGTAGGAATTCTCCTACGCGAGAACGCGGCGCTTGCCCATTCCCCGCCGTCCCGCAACGGGACACGATGGGCTACCGGCGTCCCTGGCCCCTCGCCACGTCCTATGCGTTGGGCCGACGCTGGGCCTGCCGATTTCCTACCGATTCATGCGGAATTGGTAGGTGCGCCGAGGTCTCGCAGCAATGCCGTGGTCTCCGACTGGCTCTCGCGCAGCAGCTGGACAATATCAGTCCATACGCCGGGAGCGACACGACGCTCGCCGGCTACCCACGCGCGCACTGTGCGGTCGGCAACACCAATCGCGCGGGCAAGCTCGGATTGCCATCGGTCGCCGTAGAGGGCGCAACCG